GGATAAATCAAGCCATCGGGACCGAATCGGTTTTTAGCCACAAAGAACCTGCCAGTGTTATTATTTTTATCCTCGGTGGTACGGGATAGAGTAAATATGAAGTCGGCAACAAAACATTTGGAAAAAGCTTCAGAAATTGATTCCATTGTTACAAGTTCTGCATTATATCCTGTTCTATTCGTTTGAGAGACCGTCCAAATGGGACATTTATTTTCTTGTGCAATGCCGCGAAGTTCTTCATAAATCGACTCCAAATCATGCCTTTTCTCGCCATAACTTTTCTTTGGGCTAATCAAATCTGCGTAATCAACAATAATAACGTCTGGTGTGATATTTCGCATCTTCAATTTTGATAAATGGTTTTTGATTGCTGTAGTTGTAATTGATTTTGTTGGGTACTCTTTTACAATTAAAGTACCCTTAATATCCTTAATCTTTTCTAGAATGTTATCCTTAAATACATTTAAGTCTTTTAGTTTTACACCTGTAATACACGAATCATATCTACGAGCAACAACCGTCTCTGACAGTTCTAATGTGTAATGCACAACTGTCTTGTCATCTTTTAAAGCCTGAGCGCCTAGATGCGCAAGGATGTGGCTCTTGCCAGCACCTGTACCTGCCATAGCAACCCCAAGCTCTCCTGCTCCAAGCCCACCTTGCATCAAATCATCGAAGGTTTTCCAGCCTGTTGTCATTGGACTACGGACTTTAATCTCAAATCGCTTCTCAAAATCTTTAAGATAATGATAACCAAAATCATTTGACTGTCCCAACTTAAGCGCTTCATTAATCAAATCACTGATTTCGTCAAACGAAGACTTCTCTAAGAGGCGCACAGACTTTACAATCGCCTCTTTTAGTTTTTGCTTTTTACAGAAGTCCAAAGCAGTATCTTTAATATACTCTTCTCCTTGAACAACTGGGTCTGAGTGAATACGAATAAGAAAATCACGGACTTGTTTAATAACTAAGTCGTCTTCCTTCTCCATCTCCGTATTGATTAGAGAAGCCATAAGGTTCATCGACGGATGAACCTCATACTTTTCTTTATATTGATATATTAAATTTGAAAATTTTTGTAGGTATTTTGTCTCAAAGTACTCAGTGATGAGAACCTCGCCAATCTGGTCAGAATATGCTCTATCCATGAGGATGAGCTTGGCGAGGTTCTCTTGGAACATATTACCGAATTTTGAGAAATCAACCTTCTCGCTTGTACGCATAGTTTACCTTTTGTTGGGTCTACCATCATAACAAGGATGGCTGTGATTGTCAAGTGATTTTACTCTTCGTCGTCTTCTAGATCTTCGCCTTTCTCAGTTTTCTCAGCTTCTTCAGCGGCTTTCTCCATAGCCTCTTCAGTATCGCCGTCTTTATCTAAATCTAGAAAATCTGGTTTTGGTTCCGACTTTCCCTTCGTCTTTACCTCAAAAAGATTTTTATATACCATTTCTTTGAAATTCTTCATCTCAAACCTCCGAATATAATTAGTCTAAGTTTTTGCTATTCTATTAGAACTAGCAAAAAGATCTGTCCATCTAATTTCTGGGAATCCATCTTTGAACATCATCTTAACAATCTCTGTCTTGTTATAATATTTTGGATAGTTTTCCACTGCGTTCTTAACCATTTCTCTCACTTGAAAAGAAACACTAGGAACATATAGCTGCATAATTTTATAATTCTTTAAGATCTTATCATAGTTGTCAAGGATCCCCTCGTGAATTTTTAATTTGCTATCTACCGACTCACACACATCTGCTAAGTCAGTCAAGCTATAATCTTTTTGTTCTGCCAAAAATGGAAAGCGCTTGGCTAAAGTTTTCAATCCTGCACCTTTAACGCCTTCTAAGTTATCGCTTTTATCACCACTAACTGCTCTTGCTAGGGCAAAATTGTTTGGATGAATTTTAAACTCTTCCAGTATATTGTCCCTTGTTTTAAAAACAGCTTGTACTGGTCGATAGATAATCGTCTCTTCATCCAATAACTGATAAAAGTCTTTATCACTTGAGATGATTATTTTTTGCCCTTCAATCTGCCGACATAGAATTGAAATCATATCATCAGCTTCCACACCATCGTGAATTAGTTGGA